ACAGCTCGGGCAGCGGTCGGCGATCTGCTCGGTGATTCGGGTGCCGCGCCAACCGTGATGGCAGGGGGTCTCGGACTGTTCGTCGCTCACGACCGCTTCCCCGCTCGCAGCGTCTCGCGCGGCGCGATCCGGGCGTCATCGGGCAGCTCGCCGGCCTGCTTGGCGAACGACGCGCCGTAGCGCTTTCGGCTCTCGAGCGCGCGCGCGACGACGTAGCCGATCGCTTCCTCGATCGAGTTGCCGGCGCCGGTCCCGTAGAGCGCATCGCCACCGCAGTCCCATCCGTTCTCGCCCTTGCCGTCGAACGGAATGCCAGCGTCGACGTCAACCCAGGGCTGCCGGCTGTAGTGGGTCGTGAGTCGCGGGAACCGCGCGCGGTAGTCGCGGCGCAGCTTCATCGTCGCTTTCCCGTGGTAGCAGCCCTCGGGCATCGGGATCAGAACCTCGCGCTCTTCGAGCGTGGTGAACTCGACCTGGTGCTTGCCGAGCAGGAACTCGAGCGGGTCGAAACTCCCGCGGATCCAGCGGCTGTCGCTCGAGCTCCACTCGATGTCGTTGTGACCGAACGACCACCAGAGCATCCGGTTGTGGATCTTGATCCCGTAGCCGTTGCCCCACTCGTCCTGATCTCGATAGGAGACGTAGAGCGATGCGACGACCACGCCGAGCGCGAGCTTCCATCCCGGTCGACCGGGCCAGCGCGTGATCTCGAACATGAACGTGGCGGGCCACGCGCTCGGCCGGTAGAGACACCACTCGGTCTGCCAGAGATTCCACCAGGCGCGGCCGTGCAGCGCGTACCATGCAACGTCGTCCTCGGCCAAGTCCTGCCAGTGGTTCGGGCGGATCCGATTCCAGAGTCGTTCGATCAGGGTCATATGACGTCTCCCCCATCCCTTTCCACCGGCCGCCACCACTTGCACGCCGGCCATGATTTGCGGATGTCGGTTGCCGCGCCACAGGTCATCCGCAGGCGGCACTTGAAGTAGTTCCGCGAAGCCTCACGGATCACGCAATTCCCGCAGCTCCCGCACGTCTCGCCGTCGGTCCGGATCGGCCCCGGGTGGAACGGGTGCCGGCCGGATGCGATGAGGGCGCGCTGCTTGTCGGAGCGCCTGAGCGGACCGGGCTTCTCGGGCCAGAACGGTCGCTGTTCGGTCACGGCCCCCCCCCGTAGCTACTCGCGGCGCTGCGCTCACCCTCCGACGAGCGCTGAGACCCATGCTGCGAGTTAGTGGTCGTCCTTCAGCCGGCTCCCCATCATCACCCTCAGGCTCAACACCGCATCGCCGAAGTTGCCGCTCGCCGCCTCGATGAATCGGTGATCGTCAGAGCAGAGAGCGTCTGCCGCCCGCGCCACCTGCACGAGCGCGCGAATGGTGTCGGGGTCGCAGCGGGCGAAAAAGGCCGCGTCTCCGGCGCGAGCGAAACGGCCGATGTGCGGGTACAGCCCGACACGCATTCCGCCGCGATCCACGGCGCGCAGCTCATGAGACCCTCGTAGCTCGTACGGCCCCGGTGTCGCGGCCTCCGCCCTCGACTCGATGTCGTCGAGCAGGGCGGTCAGGTCATCGCCGCTCGGTTGTCGCTGCTCTCGCGTCACGTCGGTCATTCCTCGTCCGTCACCATCCAGCCGCCGTCTACCTTTTCGTTCTGGATCATGGGGTGCTCCTATTTGTCGAACGGATAGTCAGGCAGCGGCGACCAGCACCACTGATTGTGCGGACAGTATTTGCAGCACGAGCTGTACTGCGACGTGGCATCGTCCGGCTTCGCGACCGGATCGGCCGATTCGAGGACGTGCTCCACCTTCCGCTTGAGCCGCGCGAAGCGGTCAGGATCGAAGGCGAGGCGCTCGCAGTAGAGGCGTGAATCGTTCTTGCAGTAGACGACGACGAGCGCGTATCGGAAGCCGCCCCAGCCCATGTAGCCGTGCAGCGTGTCGGCGTACTCCCCGTTCCACGCTTCATATCCGGCGAGCAACAGCTCCTCGAACTTCTCGACCTTCGCGCTCTTGATCTCCAGTAGATCGTCGCGCTCGAACTTGTCGCGGCCAAGTGAGATCGTTCCGTCTAGGCGCCCGCGCAGTCGCCCGTCGTAGGCGCTGACCGCGTGCTGCTGCTGCGTCTCGTAGTTGCGATCCGATACGGAGAACCCCGCGGCGCGCAGTAGTCCGACGACGTGCGACTCGATCGCGTTCCCCAGCTCGAAGATCACGAGCGAGCGGCCCTCGGGCGGCGATTCTTCCTCGATCCCGTGCAGCGAGGCCCACAGGGCGCGCGGGCACTTGCCGACCGACGAGAGCATGAGCCCCGGCGCGTGCGCCGTGGCGCGCTTCTTGCGGTCCTCTTCGAGCGCGCGGTGGATGCGCTGCTCGATGTGCGGCTTCGTGTTCTTGAGCTTCGGCAAGGCGGGCATGATTCCTCACGGCCGGGCAGGGACGAATCCCCGCCCGGCGTGGTCGGTGGCTAGTACGGCAGTCCGTCGTCCTCGATCGGCGGCGGATCCTCGCGGCCATTGCCGCGACTGGCGGGGGAGCGAGCCGAGTCCGGCGCGTGGTACGCCAGGATCTCGTTCTGGAAACCCTCGTCGTCGCCGTAGCCCTTGCCGGCCTTCACCTTCCTGAGCTTGAGCAGGCACGGCTTGTGGTGCAGCTCCTCGCTCGCACGGATGAAGTCCGGCGTGGGATGGCCCGTTGCGAGCGCGATCTCCTTGAGCTTCGCCCGCGCGATCTTCACGGTCATGTCGTTCGGGTGTTCGAGCGTCAGCCAGTCGAACAGCTTGCCGCGCCGTCCAGGCTCCATGCAGTCCCACACGAGGCGCAGCACCATGCCGTCCTTGTTCTTCGTCTGCCGGTAGTCGCTCTCGACGACGTGGAACAGGTACTCGCCCGGGTCGAAGCAGCGGAATCCCCGCTCGCGCATGTCGTCGTCGCTGACGTCTCGCAGATCGGCGTTGAGCGTTGCCATTACGCAGCCTCCTCGCCGGCCGGCTTCTCGCCGGCGGCCTTTGTGGTTTCGGGCTTCGCACCCTTCATCGCCTTCGTTAGCTCGCCGCGGAGTGCCGTCCACGAAAGCTCGATCGGCGAGGGGATGCCGTAGCGGTTCTTCGCGTCGAATCCGCCGCGGTCCTCGAGGTGCAGGATCCGGCGGCCGGTGGTCGTCGCGACCCGAACCTCGCGCTTCCCGTCGTCGTTCGTGCGAACGCTCCGCTCGAGCTCCGCGTAGCCGACGATGTCGGCCCACTCGTGCAGCAGCGCGTTCGCCCGCTTGTGGAGCTTCGTCTGGAAGCGCTCGTAGGAGCCGAGGACGGGATCCTCCGCCGTCTTGACCTCGGCGTGCGCCAGGACGACGGTGGTCATCCCGCGCTCGCGGCGCAGCGCGTCGAGCCCGCGTAGGATCTTCGCCCAGTACGGGTCGGCGTGCGTGTAGCCCTTCCCGTAGCCGAAGTCCTCGATCGAGTCGTACTGTTTGCGCCCTTCGCTTTTCTCCTCGCAGACCTTCTTCCAGACCAGCGGCTCGACGTGATCCATCGTGTCGACCGCGAGCGCCCTGAACTGGTGCTCCGTCGTCAGCAGCTCGGCGATCTGGTTCACCACGTCCTCGTAGGACTCGGGACGCGGAAGGCGCGCGTAGCTGAGCACGCCCTCGCCCTCCTCTGCCGGCATGAACACGACGCCGGGGATTCCGGCTGCGAACGTCGTCTTGCCAACGCCGTGCTTGCTGTAGATGACGATGCGCGGAGGCCGCAGCGTCTGCTTCGTTTCGATCTGACTGAGGAATCCCATTGTCTTTTCTCTCTTCTCGTTTATGCGCCGCGCGGGCGCGTTGCAAGTGAGCGCTACGTCTCGCTAGTCATCTGTCGCGGGCGTACTCGCCCAAACCACCGCCGCCGACCCGCCCGCTCCCGCGTTGCTTTGCACGGCGCGCAGGGGCACTGCCGCCGCGGCAGGCCATCGGCCGTCGGGGCGTGGGCGAGGATGCACCTGGGACGGCGCGCGAGAGCGTGGCGCGCGTAGAGACACAGATCGACGCGCATCACTGCGGGTCCGCCTCCAGAATC